TTAATTTAACCCATAACCTTTTTCAAACCTCCAAGCATCCCGGCACATATCTATAATATCGCGCCTGGCGGTCCAACCAAGTTCTGTTTTGGCTTTACTGGCATCAGCATAACATTCAGCAATATCTCCTGGTCTGCGGTCCACGATTTCATAAGGTACTTTGAGACCATTTGCTTCTTCAAAAGCCTTCAACAACCTCCATGATTCTAAAAGGATAAGTAGAAATAAATGTACATTTAAAACGTCAAGTAAAAAATTGATATTTCTTCGTATTCATCTGGTTTTTACAAAAAAAATAACCCACCAAGATTATCTCTAACCTCGGTACTCTACCGAAGTAAGATTCTATCTTAGTGGGTTTATCAATAATATAAATAATGTTTACCACAATGTGATGAACCTACCTCTAGTCTCACTATTAGTAATCTGGTCACCTAGCGGTTTCTCTCATTTGAACCTATTATTACCTTATTCGGGATGTTGACTGGTGTGATAGCCGAGGTGTTAGCTTATTATGATCGCTTGAGGAGAAACTAAACTTTGGGGCTAGTTTACTGGGACACAATAGCTTAAATCCATCCATTCCCCCCGCACAATAATCTAATCAACTTTAACAGAATAATAACGTTGATTATTACTACTTGGTTTATCCGGAATGGTTCTTTTAATTATTCCCTTTTCAATGAGTGGATCGACAATACTCTTCTTCATTGAAGGTGCATGTTTATAGTTTTTAAAAAATTGATGCATTTCGTGAATACTTTTAGGTGTTCTGCAAAATTTTATTAATGCCTTTACCTCCGGTCCATTCAGATATCGCTCTTTTTCTTCTATCTTTCTTCTATGCTCGTAATCCTTTATTCTCTGCTTGAAATTTACATAATTATTTGGTGCGGACCACTCTAGCCCTAAGTGGAGACTATAAGTCACTTTTCCGTCCTCATGCAAAATTCCTTCTTTAATAAAAGTCTTATAAACGGTATCAAGGAATTCTGGAATGTTTAGATAGAATCCATAATCATCTTTCGTAGGGTCAGTATAATTCTTTAGATTTGTTTCTAAAACTTGTAAGTGATGAACAACCATGCCCAGCTGTTCTTCTCTTTTATCAAAGTCTATAATCAGCTTTCTTAATTCTAAAACTCTATTTGTTAACTCATCAACCTTCTTTGTATTTTTTCCTTTTTTTCCTAATCCTTCTTTCACTACTTGATGCAGCTGATGACTAAGCTCATTGATTTTAATTTTTATATTCTCTCTTTCTTCCTTTTCTGATTCAGATAAACTTAACGTTTCAATTAAGTTATTAATTGCTGCTTGAAACAACGGATTAAACTTCATATCCATAAGAAACTGAGAGAAGTTTTGTTCCAAGTATTCCTGCGAAAATCCTCCCACTGTGCAATATCCTCTAAATCCATCCATACATCTCCATTTTTTATAAACATAAGGTTTTGAGCCTGCTTTGGCATAAGATATGGTTGCACCGCATTTACCACATTTAAGCCGTTTGTTAAAAACTTCATTCTTTCCATTATCCTTAAGACTAGGTGGTTTTTCATTTTTTTTACTTTTGTTTTTTCGAATCATAATTCTTTCCTGGACCTGCTCCCAAAGATCTTGCTCAATAATTGGCTGATGGTGATCTTCGACTAGAAACATTGGTTTTTCCCCATGGTTTTTCTTGATTTTTTTTTCTACAGTTAAAGTCGAATAAAATCGTTGGAATAAATAATCACCATTATATCTCTCTGAGTTCAGGATTTCTTTTATTGTATCAAAGCTCCAATTCTTTTTACCTTCTGGAGTTTTTATGCCTTCAGTAGTTAAATCATGTGCTATTTTCCTTTCACTTTTACCTTGCAAAAACTCTTTATAAATTCTTCGCACTACTCTAGCTTCTTCTTCAACTATTATCCACTCACTATTTTTACCATACTTATAGCCATATCCTAGCATCGCAGGTTTAATGATTCCTCGACCCGCTAAATTCTTTTTACTCCAAGCCACAGATTTTCCTAAGTTTATGGACTCCTCTTGGCTAAGAGATCCAAGTATTGTTAATAGTGCTTGGCTGCGTAAGTCTTTAGTTAAAATATTTTCCTTCTCGAATTTGATATACACAGGAGGTTTTAAGGTTGCAAGCATTCTAGTGTAATATAAAATATCAACTGTATTCCTCGCAAATCTCGAGATGGATTTTGTGATAATCAAATCAATCTTCCCGGATTTACAGTCTTCAATCATCCTGTTAAATTCTTTTCTATTTTTTGTAGAAGTTCCTGATAATCCCTCATCCGCATAAATCCCCACAAACTCATAATTGGGCTGGCTAATAATATAAAAGGAATAAAACGCCAATTGTGTTTTAAAGCTATTTAACTGTTCTTCGCTATCTGTTGATACTCTAATATATGCAGCAACTCTGATCTTTTTATTTGGATCGACCGGTAGATTCATATCTATCGGCCCATATTTATTGATACTATTTTGTACCTTTTCAAGGAGCATACTTGATTTCGTAGGCATAATCTTTACTACTTCCAAATTCTCATCCTCCTTTCCAGCATACTTTTTTAAATGCAAACCGTTTTCTTTTAGCTGAATGAACTGCTCTTTCTCATTTTCCTCCTCATAAGTCTGAGATTTTTCCGGCACCTGATAAGCTATCGCTACTTTATGTCCCTTTTTTATTTCTTCTTCTGAATAAATCTTCTCAGCAGGGTAGCATTTTCCTATTTCCGTCTCTTCGCCATCAATCCAACGAAATAAATAATCATCTTCAGAATACACTACAATTTCAAGAATCCATGCTCTTAAATGCTCTAGGGTTGATTGTTTTCTGAATTCGTCCACTGTCTGTACATCTTTTAACCACTCCAGCGCTTCCAAGCGATAAGGCCGGTCGTCTTCGATTTTTATAATTTTTTCTTCAAACTCCTTGTATTTACGTTCCGATTCTTTAATTTCATTAGCAGTAAATTGAGTACCCTCCATTTTCTTTGCCATATCAATATAGGTAATTGCCTTTAATCGGTGAAATTCAAAATTATCATTATCATTAAAACGCCGGATTAGCCTCAGCATCTTCTGGATATCTGATCGTTTTTTTAAATCAAATCTTTTTTCCATGCCAGTTAAAAACATTTCTTTTATTTGATGTTCTCTTAATATTGGAGACGGGCATATGATATGGTTCTTCTTATTCGTTTGGCACTGCCTTCTGGGTTTTGGTGGCCTATCGATAACACAATAGTTTCTTCCACAATTCCCGCATACTACTCTGCCAGTCAAGACTGTGTTTTTACGCTCATATTGTTTAAATTTTCTTGTTCCTTGATTCTCGATTTGTTTTTGTACCGCCAAAAAGACTTCTAAATCCACAATTGCTGGATGACTGTTTTTGATATAATATTGATCCCGCAATCCACTAGAGTCGTAATACCGGTTAGTAAATAAATCTCTTTTCCTTCTTCTTGCGATATAATTCCCTGTATAACTAATGTTCGTAAGAATTGACTTTACACCTACACTAGTCCATAAATCTCTTCCGAACTTTGTCTTGACCCTTCTTTCTGTGAGTATATTTGATATTTCAGTATAAGATTTGCCTTCCAAATACATTTGAAATATTTCTCTAATAATCGTTGCTTCTTTTTCAATGATTTGAATAATTTTATCCCCATCTTTTTTCATTCTCTTATAGCCATATAGATTTCCTAATAACGGTACACCTTTAATAAATTGCTTTTCATGCCCCCATTCAATTATGCTCGATAATTCCTCCACTTCACATTGTGCAATTGCTGCATAGGTTTTAAGAAGATAATTAGAATCAGCCCTTGTGCTTTCTACGTTTTCAACCTCAAAATATACAGTCACATTAAGCTCATTTAATCGATTAATAATTTCAACTAGTTCTTTAGCATTTCTTGAAAATCTTGAAACACTTTTAACTAAAATCAAGTCTATTTTTCCCTCTTCACAATGCCTAAGCATCCTGCTAAAACCACGTCTAAGACTAGCTTTTCTTCCGGTCACTTGATTGTCAAAATAAACCCCAATAAATTTCCAGTTAGGCTTACTCGATATCATGTGTGTATATTGGCTGATTTGATTCATTAATGATTCCGGAACGCCCCTAAAATTTGGACTCACCCGACAATAAGCCGCGACCTTAATACCATCTTTTTTACTATGAAGTGGACTCTGGTCAATTTTCTCAAGTGGATCCCACAGGGTATGTACCCACATGGCCTTATCTTTTTCATCCATAAAAAAACTCCCCACCTATCAAAGATTGCATTTGTTCGTATGTTTGCATCCATATCAAACTATTGCAAGTACAATCTTTATAGGTTTAAGGAGTTTTTATAATTTTTCTCTTTTTCTAATTAGTAAGCTTCTGGTCATAATATTTTAGATATAAGGCTACCAGGATTAAAGCCTGTTTTTATAGCCTGTTTCTTGCTCAATGCCTGATTCTATTGGTTCCACCGGGTTTTTCCCTCTTCTCCATCCATAGGCTTTTCTTCTTATGCCACATTTAAATATAAATTCTATTTCGTAATCTTCATGAAAAATACCGCTTTCTACAATCTCTTTGAAGATGTTGGCATTAAAGGTTTCATAGTCCTCTATGGTTTGTAGGTGTTTAATCAGGGTCTCCAGGTTTTTTCTCATATAGTTGCTTTCCTCCTGGCTTTTGAGCAGTGCCTCATATTCTTGCTGATATATCTGAGACTCATAAATTAGATTCCTTAAGGTAGCGTCATAAATTTGATCATAGGTTGTGCTCTCCTTCATGGATAGCTCACTTATTCGATTACTAATCCGTTTGATAATCTCATCCAGCTCTTTCAATCTTCTGGTCTCATCTGCCGATAGATCTACATCTTCTATGGCTTCTTCCCCTTCAGCACGAATCTGGTCAATTTCCTTGGACATTTTAAGCAGCATTTCATTGTATGCCCTCTCAATAACCTCTTCCCAAATATATTTAGCGCTGCAAGTAAAGTCTGCTTTATATTTATGGGATGCTACCCGGCAATGCCAAGTAGTAAAGTGATATTTTTTTTCTTTATTGTTTGAAGTAATTCTTCTGCGGATTATTGGCATTCCACACGTTCCGCAAAAAAACATATTAGAAAAGGGGGCTCTGCCGCTATAAGCCCTTCGATATTTTCCACCCGGATCGTGGAGCATTTTACTTCTCCGGTCTAGCTCTTTTTGAGCTTCGTTCCAATCTTCTTCCGAAATTATGGGCGGATGATGATTCCTGATAAAATATTGGGGCTTATGTTTTTTATTTCTCACCCGTTTATGGGTAAGAGGATCCAATGTGACCGACTTCTGGCAAAGGGCATGCCCGGCATATTTCTCATTTCGTAGCAGCTTAAGAACCGAATCGCTGGTCCATTTAGTATTCCCCCTGGCAGTTTTAACTTTATCCCTGGTCAATTCTTTTGCAATTACTACTGTTCCTTTTCCGGCAAGAAGTTCTTTATAAATCCGTCTTACCGTCTTAGCCTCCTCTTCATTAATAATCAGATTGCCTTCTTCATCCTCGTCATATCCTAAAAAATAAGTTGTGGGAATATGGGGGATACCTTGAGAAAATCTTTTTGTTACACCCCAGCAGACATTGGCACTAATGGTTTTGCTCTCTTCCTCGCTAATACTGGCAATTATTGTAAGTAACATTTCTGAGCTACTGTCCAAAGACGAAATTCGTTCACGGTCAAAAATCACTCCAACGTTCTTTTTTAAGCCTTTTAACATACGCACATAGGTCAAGCAATCAAGGGTATTTCGGGCAAAGCGGCTAATTGATTTAGTGATGATTAAATCGAATTTTCCTTCCTTTGCGTCTTCAATCATCTCATTAAAGGCGGTTCTATTTTTTGTATTTGTTCCGGTAACTCCGTGGTCAGCATAGATTTTATATAATTCCCAGTTTTCATTTTTTGCAATCATTTCTTTAAAGTAGCTTTCCTGAAGCTCCTGGCTTGATTGTTGCTCTTCTTCCATTGTAGATACCCGGGCATATACAGCAATCTTCTTCTTTTCCCCATCGGGATTAGCATCATCCCTTCCTGTTTCAACCTTTGCAGGAATAACTCGAACCCGGGGATTTACAACAGTTGGCGTATTCACCCTCATAAAATATACCTCCTTCTGAACTGCCCCACTACCGTTTTGCTTCCATCAATCCACTTTACGGTAAATAAATAAGGTGACTCGACTATAATTCGAATCACCCAGGCTCTCATAAAAGATATATCCAATATTCTATTTATTGATTGTACCGATTGTAGGTCTTTCAATTTATCCAGTGCCTTTCTTCGGAAGGTTTCATCCCTATCAAATAGCTCCCAATCTGCAGCTCTTTCAGCAATTTGATTTTCTATAGCAATTCTCTTTTCTTTAATAGGCCCGGTTTCTAAGCCATCGATTACAGCCTTATTTTCTTCTATTAGAATCTTTTCCAATTTTACCCTAAGAAGGTTTTGCTCCCGGTCACGGGCTGCCTCAGCATTCATCAATTCTTTCATTAACTGCTTTTTAAACCGGTTACCGTCAGTAGTTATATTGTCTCCGTACCTTTTATAGAATCCTTCCTTTAACAACTTTTCAATCTGTTCTTCGCTGATAGATTTCATCTTGCATAATTTTTTACTTTTCTTGCTGGTGCTACATATCCAATCAACCTTCCCATTTGGATTCTCCTGCCTATGGAAATTAGCCCCACAATTAGTGCATTTTAATCTTTTAGATAAAGGATATGTTTTGTGCTTAACTCTTTTCCCCGAGGAAACATTATTAGCAAGAATATCTTGAACCCGTTGAAAATCTTCCTTTAATATAATTCCTTCATGATGATTTTCAATATAATATTGGGGCTTGTGGCCATCATTTACTACAGATTCATGGCTTCTAAAATCTAGGGTGCAGGTCTTTCTGCTAAGCACATCACCGGTATAGCGTTCATTAGTTAGAAGCCCCCTAACACCGCTCCCGTCCCAATCAATTCTTCCATTCTTTTTTCTGTAACCCCTTTCAATGAATATCTCGGCAATTTCCGACATGCTTTTGCCTTCGAGAAACAACCTATAAGCTTCTCTTACAATTACGGCTTCACGTTCTACTACTATCCATTCTTTATCCTTATTGAAATCATATCCAAGTATCTTTACAGCTCTTACTTCTCCATTCTCAAATCGCTTTGTTAATGACCATTCAATGTTTTCCGAAATGCTGCGGCTTTCTTCCTCGGCAAATAAGGCGAGTACAGTCAATAATATTGAACTGGACATTTTCGAAGTATTTATCGCTTCTTTCTCAAATATTACTGTTATGCCTTTTTCACTTAGTGATTTTACAATATTTAGAGTGTCCAAAACATTTCTCGCAAACCGTGAAATAGATTTACACAGGATAATATCAATTTCACCAGCCATGGCTCTACGGATCATTCTATTAAACCCGGTACGGCTTCCGGTTTTAGTCCCTGATTTGCCTCTATCTGAGAATACACCTACAAACTGCCACTCTTTATTTGATCGGATGTAGTTTGTGTAGTGGATAACTTGGTTCTCCAAGGAGCCAAGCTGAATCTCTTCTTCGGTGCTCACTCTACAATAAGATGCAACCCTCGGCTTTCGAGGGGCCTGATCAAAATTATTCTTATCCGACATCGGAAGCACACTCACCATTTGATCTAGGCCTGGATTAATATTATTTGTAGCTACAGCATCTAACAACGCATTACTCACTTTGTCTCCTCCTTTCTTTATCCCGCTTTTCGCATCATGGTTAGTAGCCATTTAACTTAAAAGCGGAAAAAATATATCGCCCAAAGCCCTTGAAATTGCGGCTTTAAAGGCTTTTTGCATGTCACATATTCCCTCTAAAACGAGTATTTATCAAGTCATTACTGACCTAAAAAGGGATAAAAAAAAGAGCCGATGTGTTTAACACACCAACTCTCTCGGATCCTTTTTATTCATATTTCACATAGGCCTTAAATCCAGCCCGGGCCAGTTCTTTCATCAGCTTTTCAGCATTTTCTCGATTGCCAAAGGCACCAACTTGTACTCGGTAAAACTTCCTTGCTGAATCTGTAGTTATAGGTTCTTTTAATTTGGAAGAGATTAAATTAAGCACATCGATATCCACCCAAGTCATTATTCCTGCAGACACACTGCCTGTTGGTTTATGAACTTTCTTTCCCAGGAGTACACAGCGTTTACCCCCTTTGTGAACCTCTTTACCACTAGCTGTTATTTGCGTTACTTCATGATAGGTATCTTTAACCCAAGGAGGTATTAATGGTCCACTGGGATAATACCTGGTTGCCGAAGCTCTAATTTCCACTACATCTCCTACGGCAAGTCTAAAACTGCTCTCATTCTCGGTTTTATTAAGTGCCGCTTTTACTGCCGCTCTAAATGAATCCATACTCTTACCATGCAAAGAAAACCAGCTCTTAGGATCCCCATGATTACTGGCAATTCCTCTCTGGTATCCTTCATAGTGGCCGATGATGTTCTTTTCCGTCAGGTTATAAAGCCTGCAAAGATAAACACAAAGCTCTATAGCTTCCTTGTAGACCGCATTAAAATAGGAAGCATCAGTCAAATTATCCTCGCAAATTTCAAGTCCAATATGTGTATCATTAGCACTGCCGCCTGCATGCCAGCCCCGATGATTCCAAGGAAGGGTTTGGTAAGTAGCAATAGAGCCATCAGCCAGTTTCCCAATAAAAGCATGGGGGCAAACTTGCCTGCCATCGGGTCTTTCCTGATTCCAGTGATTGCTATACGGGGCGTCCATTGCTATTGGGAGAGCTGTTACAATATTCTCTAAGACAGGCACAATGTTTTTAACTACCGCCTGAAAGGCCTCCACAAGATTCTGTGTCAAGTTTGTCATGTCAGCATTAGCATTGCCTAATCCAGCTGTGAAAGAGCCAAGAGCCGCTTGCATCAACCCAATCGAACCGGTTATGGTCTGGGTGGACTCCCTGGCAAAGTTTCCGGCATACTGCTCTGTATTTTCAAAGAACATCTGCATCGCAACTTCAGCTTTTTCGGCATTTGAAGCAGACGCCCAGGTGAAATCTAAGCCCTTGGCGAGGGCGTAGGCTTCAATGTTGGTGGCATTCATGGCGACACCCAAATTATCCATCATTGTGAAGTTTCCCTTGGCTGCTCCCGCCACAGATTCCAGAGCCATCTGCATATCGATGCCCATCACGGAGGCCATATCTGCCGCCCTTTGCATTGCCTTTTCCGTCAATTCAAGGCTTTTTTGCTGTGGATGGTAAGATGATTTTACAATCATATGGTAAGCAGAAATTTTCCGCCACGGTAAGGACTATTTTAGAAAGATGGTAAGCAGAATTTTCTTATCACGGTAGGGACTTTTTTCACGTAAACGGTAAAGAGAATTTTCATTACCATATGATGAGTTTAATCATGAAGGAGGAAGGCATCAGGGCCACAAACTTATATACCCATAGAAGCAGGTATACAAGGAGGCCAACAGATGCTAAAAATCAAACAAATGCAAGAAATACAAGATTTAAAACTACGCGGCTACTCAATCAATGAAATTGTTAAATACTATGCCCAGAAAGGCAAGAAAACACCCACCCTACCAACCATTCGAAAATACTATAATATGCCTGAAGTACCCAAGACACCCAATCAAAACCTGGTTAAAGACAAAGTATTTGACCACGAACCCTTTCGGTCGGCTATAATCGAAATCCTGTGTAAAAACAGCAAAAAGATTTACATGAGTTCCATTTATGACGTGCTGGTTGAACGCTTTGTTGAAGGCGGATTTTGTAGGGCCTTACCCGGTAACGAACAAACACTTCGAAACTATGTTCACTACCTGTCAGAAAGCGGCATTTTAGAACAGGAACATGAAGAAAAAAGGACATATGATTACGTATTTGAAGTGCCGCCTGGAGAACAAATGCTGATAGACTTCGGCCAAGTCAGAGTTGCTCCGGGAGTAGTCATCCACTTCATCTGCCTGTTGCTGCGTTACAGTCGCATGCTCCATGTTTTTGCCCAGGATCACAAATTTAACGCAGAAGAGGCCAGCCGTGCCATATACCGGTGTTTTTGCAAACTCGGAGGACGCCCGACCCAATTGGTAATTGACCAGGATGCGGTCTTTGTCGCCGAGGAAACCTACGGTGAAGTAATCAAAACCCGTGTCTTTGACGACTTTTGCGCCGAACAGGACCTAAAACTTTGGGTTTGCAGAAAAGCCGACCCGGAATCCAAGGGGCCCATAGAAAACTCAGTCGGCTTTGTGAAGAAGAACTACTTTAGCGCCAGAAATATCACCTGTATAGATGACGTCTTAAAATCACTTCCCGGTTGGGTGGAAAGAAAGAACAACAGGCTGCACATGGCAACCTTTCGTGTACCTTTAGAGATATTCGAGTCCGTTGAACAAAAAACCCTCAGGCCGCTGGTCGCCTCCCTTTATGAAAATTCACCATCCAGTTTCGTGCCGGTGGACATTAACTCAATACCCTATATACAATACAAATCATCCAAGTATTCAGTGGGCGCGGATTATTGCTTCAGCAAGATCCATTACAAAGCCGTCGGTGGGAAACTCCATATTTACGACGCAGATCGCAAATACTTATGCACTCATAATATCAGTGAATGCCGCGGAAGCATAATCCGGCTTGAAGAACACCGCCGCCGGCCATCCGTAGATTGGTTAAGTGCAGTGGAAAACTTAAGACTGAAATGGAATTGCCCTTCCTTTCAGAATTTCATCAATGGGTTTAAAGAGCAGAACAAGAGGTATCTATATAACCAGTTATCCGCAGTAAGCCGCTTTTTAGACACACAAAAGCCAGAGCGGGGATTAGTGTCTTCAGTTATGGAGGCTTGCTGTCGGGAGCGCAGATTTCACTACTCCCAATTTAAAGCTGCCTATGAAGTTATGAAAGCAAAATGCTATACCCCTGCCACGGCACAGTTACATGACATACAACACCAGGACCTGGGCATATATCAACAGGCTTTTATGGATCGCTGCGACAGTGGGGGGTGCTAGAAAATGGGAGCAACAACTCTAAAACAACAGAGTGAAAATCATATTCCCGTGCGGCGGTTATGTTCCCTACTGGAAACCTTTTCGTTAAAACACACCGCCAAACAACTGGCGGACCTATTGGAAAAAGCAGAGACCGTAGAGATTTCCTACCGTCAATTTCTCTTGGGGCTGTTAGAAACCGAGGTCAAAGGCAGAAATGAGCGCCGCAGGGCACGCAACTATGCCGGGGCACATTTCCCGCCAAACCCAAAACCACTTGAGGAATTTGATCCTGCAGAACTGGAGTCCGGTATTTCAGAAAGCCAAATCCGGCAGCTAAAGGAACTGACCTGGCTTGATACTTTCGGGAATATTGTCCTTGCCGGTCCGCCCGGGCTAGGTAAAACTATGATAGCAGTTGGGCTTGGTCTTGAGGCTATAAACTGTGGATATACTGTATGTTTCGAGCGTATGGCCAATCTGGTCAAAATCTTAGATGGTGCGGAAACGGAAAGAAAGGCAGGTTTTCGGCTGAAAAACATCAGGAAATCACAGATGATTATCATTGATGAAATCGGTTACACTCCCATAACAAGGATACAGGCCAACCGTTTCTTTTCCTTTATCAGTGATACTTATGAGAGCTCCTCTTTAGTTTTTACAACTAACAAGGAAATCAGCCACTGGGCGGAAATGATGGGGGACCCTGTTCTAACCACCGCATTGCTGGACCGAATTTTGCACCATGCCCGGTGTTTTTCCCTGAAGGGTGAATCCTACCGTTTAAAGCACCCTGAAGCTTTTGCTTAACCCGCAACATGCTGTTCATTTTACAATGTAACCAATTTACTTTAACAGAAATCTATTTTAGAGTGAACGTGGAGTATGAGGGCTGATGGTCGAGATGAAATCGCCAACCACTGCTACCTTATGGCTCATCGTGATAGGGTGCAATCTAAAGACTATATCGGACCGGTAAAAAAATTAGCTCATAGGCAAAAGAAAAATCTGCTTACCGAAGTTGTGAAAAAACTGCTTACCATCAAGATAAAATTCTGTTTACCGTACCGACTAAAAAAGTTCTTACCGCACTGAGAAAAAAGTTCTTACCGAAATCGTGAAAAAAGTGCTTGACTTTTACATTTTTGCTGTTCAATGCCGGAGCCTTGGAACAAGGCACCCATCTTGTTGGCGGTAGCCAGATACTCACTTTGCGACACGCCGAGGTTTTTATATGCTTCCTCGCCCGCCTTTTGAATTGACGCAGCATATTTGCCAAACACGGCTTCCGAGCCACCAAGATTCTGCTCCAGCTCACCGAACTGTTGTACCACCTCTTTGCCTAGTTTTATCGCAGCAGCACCGGCTGCGACGGCCACTGTACCCATTGCCGCTCCGACACCTTTTAAGATACCGCCTAGTTTCTCAAACCTACTCCCAGCTCCATCTGCAGACTTACCCGTTTCCTCCAGTTCATCGCCAAGTTTATCCGCATCGGCGGCGGACTCCTCCAACTCTCGTTCCATATTATTAAGTTCTGCTTTGGCGTTATTAAGCTGGGTAGCCCAATTCTGGGTTCTGCGATCTGTTTCACCAAATGAATCAGAGGCATTTTTTAGGGCAGCTTCCAAGGTGCTAATTTTTTCCTTCTGTGCTTCAATCTCTTTATTTAGTACATTATTTCTGGCTGTTATTGCCTGAATGGATTTATCCTGTTTATCAAACTGGGATGTAACCAGATTCATTTCCGAGCCTAGCACCTTAAAACTTTGGTTAATCTCCCTTAAAGCATTTTTAAACTCCCTTTCTCCTTCGATGCCTATTTTAAGGCCAAAATAAGAATTATCTGCCACAGTGGTTCACCTCCTCCCGTGCAGGCATGAAAAAAGACACCCTAGTATTAGAGTGCCTTGTAAGCTTATTATTTTTAGTTTTCTTCACGAATTCTACCAGCCAAAGTAAAAAACTTTTTATTCATATCTCTATACCCTCAATTTTGATAGCTTTACGCAGAGATTCTCGACAATCCATAGCATCAACTAAATCTACCTTAAATTCTGTAGTTAAGCCTGTTACCGCCCCCACCGCTGCATAAAACCTATTATCCGGTACCCCCCATACAGCTAAATCTATATCAGACCAACGTGTAAATGCAGAGCGCTCAGTTAAAGAACCAAATACCACTACTCTTCTTGCACCATAATTGTTTTTTAAAACTGTTGCGGCTTTTTTAGCAATTTTCCAAGCAGCTTCATACCGCTCAGCTAAAAATGGTTCTTTCTTAAAAGTGCCTTTTGTAAAAGTCAAGGGATATTTTTGTTTATAATATTTTGCTAATTCTTCGCTTTTTACATTCATTTTTAATCCCTGCCTAATCTACATTTCCCTTTTGTAAAATTATACCACAAGCATCCCGTAATCTCAATCATTGCAAAATAAAATAGCCGCTCACGCTATGATTCCAAACCACCAAACTTCCAGCAACCTTATCTTTCACTGCAGAAGAGTAAGCTATTCCAGATTATCTCCTCCGGTATCCTTCGAGCCTGAGGATTTTTCATCTTTTATGGTAAATTCCTGTAGCTTTGAATCGGAAGAATCAGAGCCACTCGGGAATTACCTCATCAATAAAGGAGATTCTTTTAGGCTTGGCAATCCCAATAAACTGCTTATGGCATTCCCACAAATCCATCAAATAGCCAATAGGCATCAGCCATACTTCTTCTTCCCGGCGATTCAATTGCACCGTCCCATAGTAAATGATCCGGGTAAAGAGTTCTCCCTCACTTACCCGGCCGCCTCGTTTTTTGACTCTTCACTCTCCACATTTCTTTTGGTGCCCTTCAGCATGCTGGCCATGATAGCATTTTTGTATTGGGCCAGATCCAAAGGCGAAGTCAAAAGCTCCATCTCTTCTTCAGTTAATAGTTCCTGCTTATCCTCTTTGTTTCTAAGATTGTGGATCAGGATGGACTGATTGGCCAGCAAAGTGATGAGCCACACCACTTCATCCAAGGCCATTTCAAAGTTCTCTGTTTTCATGAGTTTTTCGCCAAGCTTCTCAAGTCCTCCATAACGCTTGGCGATGGCTTTGGTCGCTTTCGTGGTAAGAATCAGCCGGTACTCCCTATCACCAATGGTTATCACTGTACTTCTTTCTTCAGAAGCTTCATCTACTTCCACCGGTTTTATTTCATTAGCCATAAGTCATCCTCCCATCTTTATTCTGAAACCACTACCGTAGCTACAGTGGTGGTTACGCTATCAGCGCCGCTTAGGCTTAAAACACAATAGTAATAGTAGGTACCGGCTACCAAATCAGTAGGAATGTCAAAGCTGGCTGAGGTTTCCCCATTGATAATTGTGCCGCCAGTGGAACTATCCACCTCATTCTCATACCACTGGTAAGTGACTGGGTTACCGGTATTGCTGCTTGCTACCACCGAGAGGCTCTCGGTAATGCTGCCTTCAGTCACTTCCGTTGTGGCTGCCGGTTGAGTCGCAATGGTAATGGTGGGTGTTACCTCAGTAAAGTCGGGTTCATAAACAGATGTGAACCAATTGGTAATGATGGAAGCTGCCACTCCATCATCTCCTTCTGTCACTTCTGCTTTCCATGGGTGTTTATTCTCCCCATCAAGCTTGTTTCTCCTGAAAACAGTGCCTTCTATGGTGGGACTACTAAAGGTAATGGAATCCCCCTTGGTGGCCAGACTGGTAGCAGGAATACTAAAGATAACCCGATAAAGCCAGAAGTGACGATATTTCCCGTTAGCCTTTTTTGCCCGAAACCCAATAGCCACCGGGCTGCCACCATCCTCACTTCTGGAAACTACTACGTTGTTACTGTCAATCTTACAGCCGGTTAAGTCCTGGATAACTGCTGACGCAAGATCATCCACCCCCAGGCTCAAAGCACCGCTTTTAAATTCTTTGACTATTTCTGAAGCCCCATCATCGGCGTACAAAATCGCTTCAATAAGCTCTACACTTAGTTCGGCGGTCATAGCTTTGGCCAGTATTTGGGGGGTGCCATAAGTTTCATCACCATTTGTATCTTCAGTGATTTTGGCGTAATATAGCCGATCCAATCCTATGGTTGCCACGATCCATCTCTCCTTTCAAAATAAAATTCGGCAAGTTAGCCGGTTATAGGGTTACTGCATATTCTTTAGCCACATCAATAACTATGTGGTGAAAACCTGTATCCGCCTCTTTTCCTATATAGCGGCGGTCAGTAATGGTAAAATCACCGGCTATGAGTAAAGCCACTATCTGATTTTTTCTGGCCATATAATTACCTTTAGCAAATAAAGAAATCCGAGCTTCCTGTAGGTCCATCTGAGGCAGATTGTCAGCAAAAAGATCGAAGAGATCATTCATAGGGATAATTACTAAATACTCTTCGGGGGCCTGATCGCTGAACACTCCGGTTTCCATAGGAAGCCCGGTACTCATTAAAGTTTTTTTGAGGTCTCTTAAAATACTGTTATAGTTGTTCACCATCTGCCTCCCTTCCTACGATTTATTGATTTCTTCATCCAGCTTCCTTTTCATAGCTTCAATACAGGCTTTTTTGCTGGCGGTTTTAGCCGGTTTTAAGAATGGTTTAGCAGGTTGACCAGATTTACCATATTCTAAAATATTGGCGATCTTGGCATTGGATTCCCCATCATCCCGGGGTTCATCAAAACCCACCTTGACGTTATAATTGCCGTTTCGATCCAGCCCCGCCGGGCTTACCCCCAAAGCTTTTATAAGTTCTCCGGTGGAGCGAGGTTTTGATTTCAGATTCCTGCCCACTACTGCCTGCAGGTTAGCTTTCACTTTATCCGCTACCACCTTGCCGCCTTCCTCAAGCACCTTGGGTATAATTACATCGGTTTTATCTGCCAGAGCCGATACTTTTAATAAAAAGTGTTCCGGCATTTTATAACTTAATCTTCCCAATGCTCCCCCTCCCCTTTTTATGCCTTGGTGGGTTCCAGTTTTTTTGCCAAAACCTCAAGGTAGAGCCCTTTTACTTTTTCCACATTGATGATGGTGTAGCTCCCAGTGTCGCAGACCAGAATCATTCCAGCTTTTAGCTCAAGGTCAGGAATCACCCGCAACTGGAACAAAGCATCGGCTTCGGTGTAGGCAGCCAGGTTAACCCATTTTCGGGAGGGGCGGCGTTCTTCCCGGTATGCCCGCGTACTGGCGATGATATTATCTTCTTTCTTCACAAAGCCTTCTTCGTCTTGGCTGGTGGTAGTCTCGATAATATCTATTAGAGTTATCATTTTCCCAAAGCTCATCTATTTCACCGCCTTTTATTAAGGCTTCATCATATCCGTGGTTGCGATTTTTGCGTCTGCCTTTTCGGTAACAGCGCTTCTGCCTTTTTCTTTGTCTGCCAAACTCTACCACTTTCACACTTTCCACTCCCTTCCCATGCGCAAAAGAAGATGAACAGCGTTCCAGACCTGCTCCGAGGCCTTAACATTATCGCCGAAGAAACCGCCGGTAGAGCCATCCCGGGATTCGTAAAAGTGAGAGGAAAGCATAATAACAGCCTGCTGGGTGGTAGCTGACATTGGCTCTTGTTCATAGGTTCCTGGGCTTAAATGTTGAAAGCTCTCTGCATAGGAAATAGCGGCGGCGATATACATCTCCAATAACTCATCGTCACTATCATGGTCTAAAATAAGGTTGGCCTTAACCTTTTCAAGTAGTGTCATCTCCGCCACATCCTTTCCTTATTCCCCTGCTGGAGCCACTATTTCAACCATGAATTCAGTTTTCTCATAGCCGGAGGACCAGAGTGTAAAAAGCTTAGGTGTTTCTACAATTTCATCACACTTGAGCCACATGATGATATCACCGTCCGTTCCGCCTACGGTAGCCGACTCCAAAACATCATCCTGAGTGAGCTGATAATCGTTGTATTTAATTTTGGTGATATCAGAAAGTCCGGTAGATATTAAAATCCCTATCCATTTGTGGATGCCCTGTGCCGGATTAGAACTATCAAACTCCACCAGTTCCTCCACATCAACCGTAACACTGATTATGCCATCGGCAATGGTAACAGCAGTGACCTTACTTTGATTCTCTGTTATCGGCTCCCCTTCAGTAGTTATCGGTGCTTTAGCAACAGATAAGTTCCAGGTGTCAAATTCCATGAAACCGGCATCCTTAAGCTTGGCAAGCAAGTCATTGAAGTTATCCTTTAAATCACTGACCGTCGCGGCTGTGCTATTGGCCTGGTTTGAAGCTATCGGGAAACCCTTTAAAAGGGCTCCTTCTTTAATCTCCAAAGAGCCACCCTCTTTAACTTCCAAGATCCCACCTATAACCGTTTTCTCGCCGCCTTGCTCGGTGTAGTTTTTTGTGTTGTATCCCATGGTTCTACCTCCTTAAAAAATTAGGCAGGCAGCCGAATGAACTACCCGCCCTTCTTTATTCTCTTAGGCCTTCTGCCTCAGAACCATTAGTTTAGCATCAAGGCGCTGCCAGGCTAAAAATCCTACCTGTCCATTAGCTGCATACAGTTCGTTCAGGCGTTTAAAAGTTCTGCCCTGACGATCAGCAATCCAGTAATAACTGAGATCACCAAAGAGAATAGTCTTCTCTCCGGCAGCAGCTGTCGGCATATATTGAGAGGTTACCACCGGACGGTTTAAGATTGTATCTGGGGTTCCCTGAGTAATGGAGGGCTGCCACAAATATTGTCCCTGGCCATCCTTCAGCTTGCGGATCGCTTTTACCGTTGCATCGTTGACTACAAAGGTGGCATTTTTACGATAAGGAGCTTTCAAGCTAAAGAATAGGTCAATTACTTCCTCCATGGTAATCGTGGTGGGACTAGCTGCTGTGACACCAACCTCAGCTCCCCCAGTGGTATGAAGTAAACCTGTGGGCTTACTGCTACCGTCTCCCAAGAGGAAAGCCTCTTCTTCCGCAGCCCCAATGCGTCTGGCAAATTCCGTGGACACATATCCTTCCAGATTAAAGAAAGCATCATGTAAAAGCTCATCGGAGATTTTTAGCATGGTCCCCAGCTTATAGGCCGAAAGGCTAACCTGATCGAATTTGTCATCCTCTTCCTCAAAGGGTCCAGCCTCATCCATCCAGGAAGCTTTGCCGTGGCTCGCCACTACCGGAATCTTTCTATCCCCGAAGCTGGTAGAAATCACATGACAAAGCTTTCTCATCACATTGACTTCTTCCAAAGCTTGAATCAGCTGACGCTCATATTCATCCGGGACCAGATACCCCCCTTCCGTATCCTCACCTATCCTGAGGGCATTTTGTACCGCTGGGTTTACCCGGTTTCGCATAGCCCCCCAAAAGGCAACCTTATACTCCTCGGCGGCTCTACCGGTTTTTTCTTCTCCCATCTTATCCGGACGGGTGGTCAGAGGTTTGTTAATGGGAGCAGATAGCTCTCTGTCTATCATCTCCTGACGCTCAAGGCGCTCTATTTCCTTCCCTAAACTCACAACTTCGTCTTCCATCTTTTCATAGACTGCAGTGTCTTCCGGAGAAATAAGGCCGTTTTCCTGACGGTGTTCGTCTAAAAACTTTTTGGCCTGTTCCCAGACCGCTGCCCGTTTTTCTCTTAATTCTTGAATTCTCTTCATCTTCATTACCTCCAATTTTTAATTAGATTCAGTCGTTTTTCTAACTGGCCTACAGGAACCTGGGTTAAATCCACTTCATTAGCCGGTTGCTCCAGTGTTTCCTGAAAATCGTTAGGCTGCTTGCTGTCTAAGGGTTCAGGTACTCCTTTGTTTACTGTAAGCTCCGTCATCCTGGCTTTAATCCCCGGCAGCTTTTTTAATAGGGTGTTGGTAACAGTTAACTGGTCAAAAATAAAGCCCTGGTCGGCCATATCCACCGGCAAAGCTTCATAAAGAATCCTATCGGCAAATTTTAGTTCAATGGCTTTATGGGCACTCATCCAGGTTTCTGCGTCCATCATATGGGCGATTTTTATTCGGGAAAGACCGGTCTTGTCGTGATAGGCATTGATTATACTCTCCTTCACTTCGCTAAGTAGATTAATACCTACCTGAAGATCCGCCACTTCGCCCGCGATAAGCATGGCAGGATTATGGATCATGATTACTGAAACGGGAGAAACACACACTTCGTCTCCGGCCATAGCAATTACCGATGCCGCACTGGCAGCCAGGCCATCCACATGTACGCTGACTTTGCCGGGGTATTCTTTAAGCATGTTGTAAATCTGGGCTGCAGCAAAACAGTCTCCCCCCGGCGAGTGTATCTTTACGATGATGTCATCAGTATCAGAGCCGCTACCGTAAAGCTCACTCTTAAACTGTTTGGGGGTGACATCATCATCAAACCAAGAGGACTCTGCAATATATCCTTCTAAATATAGGGTTCTTACTGCAGACTCCCCGGCTTCATTCGTCACCCAGCGCCAAAATTTATCCATCCCATCAACCTCCTTTTGGGCACAAAAAAAGACGCTTCATAAAACGTCTTTTAAAGGCTATTTTTATTTAGTTTATTCTAACTATATTGGGCAATAAACGCAGCTGGTGTTAAAATTAACGGTTTTTCAACTTTTACTTCTGCAAAATCTTTATCCCCGGTAACTAACACGTCTACATCCTCAATGATTGCGGTGTATAACACGGGGTAGTCTAGTTTATCCCTTATTTCGAAAAGATCCTTCTCCATAACATCTGGAGTATAAACAAGTTCATATGGGAAAGCTGTTAGGAATATATCAAGCGAACCTGCTCTATCCTTAAATTTTCTGCTAACAACTTCCTTTAACTCCTCTATAACATATGAGGACAATACCAGCTTGTGCTCTCTAACAATGCATTCAAGCATTATATTTAGAGTTTTACTCTTTAAAACAATGACAGAAATCAATACATTTGTATCTAACATTACTCTCATAATTTTTTACCTGTTTTTTCTGCCTGAACTTCTCGTCTAACATCCTTAACTAATTTAACGACATCATCTTCACTCTCAAGACCTAACCTTTCAGCCTCGCCCTCAAAGTCATTCTGAATTTTTTGAAGAGCGATCATTGCAGAATTTGCAATAATCATATTGCCATCTCTTTCAATAAAAACGACTTTATCTCCTTCCTTGATGTTTAACTTTTTTCTTATGCCAATTGGTATTGTTACCTGTCCTTTAGACATGACTTTTGCGATTTCCATTTTCGCACCTCCTATATTTCCTACTTACCCTACTTCTAGTATATGCAATTGGCAAGAAATAATCAACAAAAACATAGTGGCGCTTTTAAAAAGTTTAAGCCTATGCTTTTACTTCACTCTTCATAACCCGCATTTTCCTCCAAGGCCTTCTTCGCATAGGCCCCTGCCATCTTTAAGGGCAGCATGTTCCCGTTCGTTAAGTATAAGTCCCCTCCCTCTTCTTCAGGTATTGGATCCATGTTTTCCATTCTCCTCACATCGTTAACAGAAAAGAATCCGTTTTGAATGCCAATGGCATAACCATCCATCCGGGATTTATAGTCTCCTCGCATCAGCGCTGAAGCATTAAAGGAGACAAAGCAAGTACCCTTCTCCCCCTCTTTAAAAAGCTTCCGGTTCATAGCCTGTTCAATCCGTACCAGCCAGGGACGAATGGTATGAACCACAAAGCTAATTGCCATGTTCTCAATGTTGGAAAAGCTGGATCGGCTCAGATCAGCCACCATATGGGGCGGCACCTGAAAAATCCGGCAGATTTCTTCTATCTGAAACTTTCTGGTCTCTAAAAACTGGGCGTCGGAGTTGGGCATGCTGATAGCCTGATACTGAAGGCCATCCTCTAGCACCGCCACTTTATAATTATTACTTCCCCCATAAGCGGCCTGCCAGGCATCCCTGACCTTAGTAGGATCCTTTATGGTTCCGGAAGTGGAGAGAATCCCCGTGGGGGTAGCATTGTTAGCAAAGAATCTGCCTCCGTATTCCTCGGCAGCGATATTTAAACCGATGGCGTTTTTTGCTAAAGCCACCGGCGAGTAGCCCATAACCCCATCAAAACCTAAGCCAGGAATATGCAGCACTTCATCCGGGCCAAGATAATAGCTTTGTCCTTCCTTACGGTAGGTGTAGTAAAGTTCACCCTTTTGATCCCGGTCTACCAGCATCTTATCCGGCAAAAGCGGGTATAGCCCCAGGACATCGCCCCGACCATTTCGGATAATCTGAGAGTAGCTGTTCCCCCAAAGGAGAAGATGGGTCATCATCGTCTCCCGCAAGGTAAAAGAGCTCATTTCCGGATTCGGTTCATCATGCAAAATCCGGTACAAGGGATGGTCATACATCTTTTCTTTTCCTTCACCCCGGTACCGGTAGGTGTGCAGAGGTAATGATGCTATTGTCTCAGCAATGATTCTCACGCAGGCGAAAACAGCTGTAGTCTGCATAGAGGTTCTTTCATTAACCATTTTCCCCGCTACACTCTGGCCCATATAAAAGACCGGTGCCCCACTGACACTGTCATGAGGTTTATCTCGGGCCTTAAAGAGCCATTTAAAAAAGTTTGCCATAGTTTACATCACCCCTTTTCATTAGCAGCTGTTCCTTTTACAAAATGATCATGTCTCTTTGATCATAAATAGATCCCCCATCATCGGGCGGATTTACTGTGGCTCTGGCCAGACCCATGATCATGGCTACAATGCCGTCAATCTTTTCTACGGATTTATCCTTATCCACTTTGATATTTCCGGCGGGATCGGTTCTTACCACAATATTATCCGCCATCCATCTAAGCACCGGATGACCGCCATGGGCGATTTGCTGGCTTAAAATCAGGCGCATCATTTCTTTGGTGGGTGGTGACATATCCTTAAAACCCTGACCAAAGGGCACAACTGTAAAGCCCATACCTTCTAGATTTTGACTCATCTGGGTAGCTCCCCAACGGTCGTAGACAATTTCCCTAATGTTATATTTCTCCCCCAGCCTTTCGATGAACTTTTCAATAAAGCCATAATGAACCACATTCCCCTCCGTTAGGTTTAGCAATCCCTGCTGGTACCAGATGTCATAAGGTACGCTGTCTTTTTTCACCCGCTGGTAAAGAGTCTCTTCCGGTATCCAAAAGAAAGGCAGCACATAGTATTTGTCCCCTTCCTCCTCTGGTGGGAATACCAGCACAAAGGCGGTGATATCGGTAGTAGAGGATAAATCCAGTCCTGCATAGCAGTCCCTCCCTTTCAGCTCTTCCGGATCTACCGGGAGATTACACAAATCCCACTTCTCCATGGGCATCCATTTGATATCCTGCTTTAACCACATGTTTAACCTTAGCTGCTTAAAAAGAGCTAAATCCGCCGGATCGTCTTTCGCCTGCTGATAATGTTCCCGGACCCTTTCTATCTGAATGGTATGGCCCAGACTGGGGTTGGCCTTATACCAGTTGTTTTCATCTTCGATATCCGCATCATCTTCCAATCCATAAATGATGGAAAGAAAACTGGGATCTACTCTTCTGCCTTCCAAGATATCTTTAGCCTTGCAGTGCATTTCCCAACCATAGCCGGAAAGCTGGTTGCCTGCGGTGGTTAGATATAAAAAGAGGGGTTGGGTCCTGGCATCACCAGAGCCGGTAGTGAGCATCTTAGCCAAATCCGGATTAGGATAGGTCCAGATCTCATCTAATATTACGCAGGAAGCGTTAAGTCCCGATTTGGATTTCACATCAGAGCTTAATACCTGATAAAAGCTCCCGGTCTTAGGGTAGACAATTCGTTTAGTAGAGCGCACTAAGTTTGTGACTTTGGAGAGGGTCGGGTTTCCTTCCACAAAGTTAACACTGGTATTAAAAATGATGCTGGCCTGTTGCCTATCACAAGCAGCCACATATACTTCTGCATTAGGCTCCCCATCAGCTAAAAGCATATAAAGAGCAATGGCTGCACCGAGCTCCGATTTTCCATTTTTCTTCCCTATTTCCAAATAAGCGGTGCGATACTGCCTTGTGCCATCTTCCCTCAAAGTGCCAAATAGCTTGCTCACCAAATCCCTCTCCCAAGGCAGCAAGATGAAAGGTTGACCTGCCCATCTGCCTTTGGTGAGTTTTAATTGCTGGATAAAGTTGATAGCATGGTTAGCATGAACCTCACTGAAAGGCAAGATGATCACCTCCTTCCTCGTTAGTCATCTTCTGCCATAACCATGAAATCCTCTGCATTCGGTATTTCTTCCAGTAGACTAGCCATGGCATCTCCCTCAATAACACCACCGGCGTTAGTAATGTTGAGTCTACTGCGAGCTGAAGGAGTAAGCCCCAGCTCCGAGCAGAAGTTTCGCATCTGCTTTAAATTCTGCTGAGCAATAGAGACTTGAGGAATCTGCTGAATATATCCCGAGGCAGTCTTTAAAATGGAACCGTGCTTAGAGATAAATTCCTCAGCTTCCTTCCATCTAGCATAAGCCTGGCAGTAACCGGCAAAGGCGGCCATGTCTATTCGAGTTAAAAGCCCCATCTCCTCCAACTCTTTTGATAACCTGCGCCATTCTTTCTTGGCATCCGGAAGCAGCCATGACGGGCAGTTGGGTGCTTTCTTTTCGGGTTTGGGTTCATTTTGATTTAAAGGTCTTTTGCCGGGATTGCCTTCCAGCACTTTTAGTGCGGTAGGTTTCGGTGGTCTTCCTCTGCCTGCCATTGGCTTTCACCTCCTTCATTCCAAACTTTTATGTAAATACAAAAAAGGAACCTCCCCCTTGAAGTCTATCCCTTAATACCCTTATAATTATAATTGCCCTTCTTGATTTCTTCATGTTCCGCTTTCACCGCTTTATCATAGTCAGATTCTTTTGTCTCCTTTTCCTTACAGCTCATGCAAAGGCAATCTTCATTGAACATGGACATGATTCTGCCGCCCGCTAAACTGCCGCCGCAGCGGTCACAAGTTGTCTGAGTAAAGAAATTATCCGGTGTCTTTTTATTCATGTTCTCTCACCGTCCTAAAGGCAGCACTACCCCCCAGATGAGCCAACATCGCTTTTCTGGTAGCCTTGTATTTTTCCCCATTCATCCCCAGCCGAATGAGCCAAGTCCTCAAAGCATATTTGGGATTTTCCTCTTGGGTCTGCTTAAAAGATGCCCTCTTTAATGTTTTAGATAAAGTGTTAATTAAAGCCGTAAACTCTGTAAAAGCATTTATAATATCCTGGTCCGGATTAATCCTGCCCAGTTTAAAGGTCAAGGTTTCTTCCCCAAAATCAAATGTCAGCCCGGGACACCGGTCTGCTCCTAAATTTTCAAAGGTTGCTTTAAAATCCTCTAAAGTGCTGATTTTTTCCTTGCTTAGCTCTTCAGCGAAACTATCATCCATAAAAGGAACCTCTGTTTTAAAAGCCTGCATTATCAGGTTTTGTTTGCTGTAAATCATGTTAATGAGATTCCGAAGGCTTAAAGCTGAATGGCCCTCTAAAGGAAACTTTACTTCAATACTATTAAAAGCTTGTGTGTCACCGTTAACCGCGATTGCCCTGGCTTCTGGTTCGGCCTCCATTGGTATCTCCCCAGTAATCTCCTCTTCAGCTACTACTGCACTCGGTGGCGGTGCATTTAAAATTTCCTCCATGCTAACTACTTGCCCATCGCTAGTGGTAATAACCCCATGCCGGTCAATGGTGTAGATTTCATTAGCGGTTGTGATTTGGTAGTTAAAGCTGGGAACCGACAGATATTTTGGCGTAACTCCCAGGTGCTCGCCAAGTCTTTTTACTATTTCTTTCCGAGTCATAATTTCTACCTCCCTTGTGTTTTTGGTACTCTATACATTGCTCTAAACACAAGATATATCAAGCTATTTATGCATTTACATTGCTTTATTTTAATCATCGCACCTGCCTTCTTTCCCTATTTCGTAAATCTTGTTCTTTTCTGCTGATATCGAGAGCGGCTTCAATGTATTTATTATCAAAGCCAGCCGTAGCATAACCGACCCTTACAGTTTCAAGATAGCTCCGGCTTGGTAGGTTAAGCTGAATCCTCTCCATCACTTCATCTGTCATGATATACACCATGGCGGTAATTCTCTCGCCGGTTTCAAAATTCAATTCCACTTCCATCTTTTCATAGAACCTGGGGTAGCCTTCGTAATAATCCAGTGCCTTTTCATCCTCCGGCTGCAGCTCCCACACCAACGCCGGTACCTTACTTCCCCGTTTTGGTTCAATAGTGGCATAGGCATTATCTTCTCTGCCTTTGAAAAGCAGCTGATAATCTAAAAGCATCCCTTTGCCATAGACTTTAGCTGTAGGACAGCGATAAGCCATCTGCCCCAAATTCAAGTTAGAACCATAGGCTAAGTTTAGAATTTTATTTCTCTCCACTGATTCACCCATCCTTTCCAAAGAGCCTTTCTCTGCCCCACTTTGGCCTCGTGTGGCCCTTTATATCAAGAGTTGCCCTTATATATATACCACCTAAAGGGCGGTTCCCCGCCCGGTGGCCTTAAGGTTGCTGTCTTTTTTAGTTAAGCGGCCCTTTGGAATCTCCAGGCTGCACTTCCCCTTAGGTGCTTTATAAGATGCTCCCGGCAGTTTTTGAATTCTTCTCCAATGAAGCCGATTCTATTAAGCCAAGTCCTCATTGCGAACTTAGGATTTTCCACCTGGGGCTTTTTGCTGCTGGCGCTCTTTTGAGTTAAGGCTTGGTAGTTCATGGCCAAGGCTAGAACTGCGAAGGTGCGTATTTTCCCGGCATGTAGAGTTCCGTTAAAGGACCTCAGCTCTACTGTGCCGCAGCCGTTAAAAAAGCTATGTAGGTTGAGAAAATGATACCGGCTTTCATGGTAGTGCCTTGCTCGGCTATCGCTGTAGCCTTCATACCAAATGTCCTCTATCTGCTTAAAGGTGGTAGGCTTTTTCCGGTTCATTCTCTCCACCAAATCTTGGTCCATCTTTTTGCAGTAGCGCATCCTGGTTGGCTCTATCTCCAGGCTTTCATAAAGCAGGTCGTTTCTGGAGTAGATGATGTTAATAAAGTTCCTTAGGCTCCTCGGAGTGTGATCGGCCCCGTTCAAGTGGATGTGAACTCCTGTTCTGTTAAGCTTCTCTGAGAAGGCCCCAGCCTTTCTAAGTTTTCTGATTAGCTCCTGCAAAGTGGCCATGTCTTTTTCGTATGTAAGAATGGGGCTAACCAGCTCAACGCTATATTCCCTGCCCGCTGAAACCTTCTCTCCGTTCACTCTCTTTTGGGTGTAGATGCTGCCATCGTAGACGAATTTCCAAACTCTTCCGTCCGGGGCAGTAACCTTGCAAGTACCGTAAGAGTCCCTTGTCTCTGTAATGGTTCCACCCAAATACCTGGCTGCAACCTCGGCTGCTTGCCTTCTGGTAATTCCCGTAAATTCTACTTCAATGCCAAACTTGGCGGCTAAAAAGTTTTTGTTTTCCATCTGTATTTCCCCCTTCGTGTGTTTTTTGGTAGTCTATATATCACTTAGAACACACATAATAGCAAGGTTTTTATTGAAGAAATACAGTATTTATTTCAATACAATTTAGGGTTAAAACTTACTCAACATCCACGTATTCCATGATAATTCTTAGGGCCTCATCATAGGATCCGGAGGCCATAACTCGCTGGCTTACCTCTTGGGCTTGCTCATTTTTCCCGCTCGCTTTCAGAGTTTGCCGCACCCGGCCTAAAATGAAGAATATATTGCCGTCCTCTCCAACCAGCCTACATTGGGGTTTTAACCCATCAGTTTTTTTCTTACTACCCATAAAAATACCTCCAAATAAGATAGTCACACCATATATCCCTCAATGTTCTCATAATAGCAAGAGGCTTAAAGTGTGACTCTTATACGAAAAAGTGGGCTGTTAGCCAACTTCCAGATCTTTATATTGAATCTTTCTCCCTTCCCTAATTAAGTAGACATCCTCATCACTTCCAACATACTCGATAAATCGCTTCACTCCAACATCCACAAAGCGTTCTTCTAGCTCTGCGGCAAAACAAATCCTGTCTATCTGCTCACAGGCTATCAAAGTTGAAGCACTGCCGGAAAAAGGATCTACAACGATAGCATTAACTGCTGTGCTATTTTTAATGGGATAGGCCATTAAGGGGATCGGCTTCATGGTGCTGTGGAGTTTATTTTTAGAAGGTTTATCAAACTCCCATATAGT